ATTGGAAGGTGATGAAAAGCAACCGCACTTAAACAATGGTAAGAGGAGCGAAGCGAGTCATACAATGCGAAAATGGGCGGTAGTAAAGGCAATATCACACTTTATAGCTACGACGGCAAATATAAAATCCAACGTGCGATTAACGACCATTTGCAATTTGATGAACGTATCCAAGCGGCAAAAGTGTTGATTGATGCGTGCTTGAATGAATGGAGCGAAGGCTCTCGCCCGGAACTAAAAGCATTAATTGAACGTGCGTTTAATGTGGATAAGGAAGGTAATTTAAATACATCTCGCATTTTAGGATTGCGACGTGTCGATATTCAAGATGAACGTTGGCAAAACGCAATGCAGGCGATTAGTGAAAGCGTGCAAGTGGTAAGCAGTAAGGCTTATGTGCGACTTTATGAGCGTGTGGGCGAAAGCGATCAGTATGTGCCGATTGCATTAGATGTAGCGGGGGTGTAGATGAGTGAGTCTGGCATCGTTGTAATTTGTCTTTTTGCACTGTATGCGTGGTTAGCATATTTGATGTTTAAGAATTTATAAAACTTATTTAAATGCCCTTTAAATCTCCCCTAACCTCTCTTTACAAAAGAGGCGGGATGGAATGAGGGGCATTCATAATAGGTTTTAAACCAACAGGAGAACCTTATGAATAAAAATATCCACAAGTTTGATCGCTTTAAATATTACAGTGAACAAGCGGCAAACAGCGAACGCAGAGGCGAACTGCAAGACGCCAAAGCGCAATGGGCGATTGCGGAACTTAACGCACCTAACGCACGCAATCAAGAGTGGTGCAAACACCGCGCCGCGTTTTGTGACCGAGTATTAAGAAAACCGTTTTAAGGGGGAGATTATGGCGAAATATGTAGCACGTTTTTATTGCTTAGTTGAAGCAGTTGTGGAAGCTGAAAGCAATGAGCAAGTATTGGAATTGTGTGATTTGAATGTGTGTGATGTGAATAAACTACCGCATACGATTACGGAAATTGATGATGTGGTTGAGGTGGAGGAAGTATGAGTGAAAAGAAAGCGCAAGTCACCGAGCAACTGGCGCAGATTATGGAGCAAATCGAAGCAGCAAAAGAACAGTGGCTGGTTGATGACTCAAAAGGGGCTTTGTTGCTATTACAAGCAGCAAGCAGAGAGATGGAAAGTGTGGCGTGGCGAATGGCACCAGTGTTGGGGTGATTAAATGACAGATCAAATTTATGAATTTAAACAGGTGACAGATATTTTAGTGCTTGACGATAAACAGTTTGAACGATTCTTAGCAGATTTCAAAGAATGGTTCCATTTTCAAAAACAAGCGAGAGCCGAAGCCGAAAAGCTAAAAGAACTTGGATTGAATATTACTCTAGCAGATGTGATTCGTTGGAAAGATGATGACCTGATAGGAGTAGGAAGTATCACTATTGATGTGCAAAAAACACGCGACTATTAAAACCCATTTACAGTCCATTCAAATCTCCCCTAGCCCCTCTTTACAAAAGAGGGGGATGGGTTAGATGAAGTGGGCTGAGTAATGTGTTTTCAATTAACAAGGAGGAAAAATGCAGACAAAAATCATTCAATGGTTGGCAGTTTTGTAGGGTGGGCTTTAGCCCACCATAAGAATGTGATGATATTTGCGGTGGGCTAAAACCCACCCTACGAAGCTAGAAAGCGGAACAGGAGAAAGGCTATGTTGCGTAAAAATTTAATCGCTAAAATCCATATTGGAAAAAGCCAATTAGGTCTTGATGATGAAACCTATCGTCAATTATTGGTCAGTACAACGGGGAAAACAAGTTGTACTGAAATGACGGAAAGTGAATTGCAACAGGTGTTAAATGTTATGGTGCAAAAGGGGTTTAAATCCAGTCGTCATTTTTGGGGAAATCGTGCGACACCACGTGAAGATAAGAAAATTTATTTGGCAAAAATTACCGCACTTTTAGCAAAACATGGTTTACCGAAAGAATATGCCGATGGCATTGCGAAACGTTCGTTTAAAGTGGATTTTGTGCATTGGTTGCAGCCGTGGCAGTTGAAAAAGGTGGTGCAGATGTTGGCGGTGTATGATCGCAATCGACAACATTAATTCACATCAACAACAGGAGAAAAAACATGAAAAATCAGATTATCTTAGCCAACGAAGTGATCGCCTTAGACGAACACGGCAGAATCAGCTTGAACACATTGCATAAGTTAAGCGGTACAGGAAAAGAAAAACAGCCTGCGCTTTGGTTACGCTTACACGGCACACAGGAACTGATTGCGGAATTAGACCGATCTACAGATCTGAAGATCGCCTACACCGCCAAGGCTTAAGCAACCGCCAAATCGCCGAGCAATTAAACCGCAGTATTGCGACCGTCTGGGCATTGGTGCGCTAGAGCCGATTTACAGGGTTTAGCGCAAGCCCTGAATAATCGGTTTTAGTTTTGTAGGGTGGGCTTTAGCCTACCATAAGAATGTGATGATATTTGCGGTGGGCTAAAGCCCACCCTACGAAGCGACGAAACTTTTTGCATAATGTTGGGTAGAAAACCTTGATTTCTGATTAAAAAAAGGTTAATTTTGCGATCAGGGTCTGAAAAGCCCAAAGATGCGGTCGGCACAACCGTGATTTCGTGCTATTTTTTTGCCTGAAGTTTAGGTAAAAAAATTAAAACCAATTTATCAATGACCGACAGTGCGAGGAATATAATACCGCAAGGGAATAACTCCGCTGTTCATCTTTACAGTTTTCAGCTGTCGGTCGCCCTACTGAAAATAGGGTTCCAATTAAAGGAAATTAAAGATGACAAACCTACCTATTCATACCTTTACAGGTCAAATCAATAATCACCCAGTTGAATTAATCAATGCTCGTGAAGTCCACGAATTATTACAAGTAAAAACTCGTTTTGATACTTGGATCGGTCGTCGCCTTTCGGAGACAAGATTCCGTAAAAACCTTGATTTTATCGAATGCTCAAATTTGAGCAATCGTGGATTCTTCAAGACAGAAACCAAAGAATACCACCTTACTCTCCGAATGGCAGAGCATTTATGCCTGATGGAAAACAACGAGATTGGCGACCGTATTCGTGATTTATTTATTGAGTGTGAAGAACAAGCACGCAATGAAATTCCACGCTTGCAAGCGGAAAACGCCCAATTAAACGCAAAATTGACAGCCATCCCTACATTTTTACGTAACAATCCAGATGAATTAGCACGTTTAATTACCACTGCGCAAACTGCCTTTTTAACGGCAAACCCACAAGCGAAAGACTTTTTACGCTATCGTGAAATGGGCTTAAGTTATCGTGAAATTGGTACGCTATTAGGTAAAACCAAAGATAGCGTGAAATGGATGGCATTTAAAATGCGGAATTTGGGCTTTTTTTCCTCCACATTACCAAAAGCAACTGCGGTGCAGTTGGATTTGTTGGCGTAAGGGGGCGAAGATGAGCATCGGATATGAATTAGAACATCAATTTGATGAAATTCAAAGTAGCCTTGGTGGCTTGCACTGTTTGCGCCAGTTCTTGGAAATCACTGACAACACGGCTGATACCTTAAGTTATAGCCAACTTGCTGGTATGATTGCAGTGTTTACCGCAGCATTGGATTGCCAAGTTAGCACGGTGCGACAGTTAGTGAAAGAATTGCCCATTAAGGCATAAAGATAATCCCACTTCGGTGGGATTTTTTTTATCTTTTTTTTCAAAAATACCGCCTTTTTAACATTTCCGTGTGAGAATTGCGTAAAACAATTTGCGGAGGTGTTTATGGTTGAATCTTTGGAAGATGTGGCTGAATTACTGCCTGAAACGGTGCAGCAGATGGTGGATTTGGTGGGCTTTGCTGCGGTGGAGAAAATTATTACAAATTTTGGTGGGGCAACCTTTCGATTTACTGATGGGGTGCATTATTTTCCTAAGCTTAAAGCACTCATTGGTTTGGAAAGTGCGGTGAAATTACGAGAGGTTTTTCGGGGGGAGTGGCTGTATATTCCTCGTTGCCAAACGGCATTGCGTGTGTTGCGTAATTATCGTTTTAAAGCCGATTATGATTATCTTACCCAGCATTTAAATAAATCAGGGCGTATGGCTATGCTTGAGCTTTGTCCGAAATATCAACTTTCTGATCGGAGCGGTTGGGAGATTTTGGCGCAAATGCGCCATCCTGAAGAAACCCATAATCTTGCCTTGTTTTAGTGCTGAAACCGCTCCTCTCTTTTCTTTACTCTACTTTTAAGACAATACCCTTGAATCTCAATAGATTAAGGGTATTTTTTTATGTCTCTAACCTTTACACAAATCTTTAACCGTTTAATTGGGCATGAAGGCGGTTATGTCAATGACCCTCGCGACCCAGGCGGGGAAACCCATTGGGGAATTACTAAACGCACAGCTTTGGCAAATGGTTATCAGGGCAATATGCGTGTGATGACGCGTGATCAGGCTTTTAAAATCTACTACTGCGCCTTTTGGTTGCGTTATCAATGCGACAAGATGCCGGAAGCGGTGGCTTTCCAGTTTTTTGATGCAGCGGTAAACCATGGATTAGGCAATGCAAGCCGTATGTTGCAACGTGCGGTGAATGTGGCGGATGACGGCATTATTGGCAATATGACCATTGCGGCTATTAAGCAGATGGCGATATCTGATGTGATTATGCGTTTGAATGCTGAACGTCTTGAGTTTTATTGCAAACTTGGCACTTTTGCAACCTTTGGTAAAGGTTGGGTGCGTCGTGTGGCGGGCAATCTTAAATATGGGGCAATCGACAATGAAGTTTAAATTTTTAGGCGTGTTTAAACGTGTTTTAAATTGGTTTCAAAAGCCTCAAAAAGTCACGCAATATCGACCGCACTTTTACAGTAAAAATGCGTGGAGTTATGTATCTAGAGGGAAACCGACTGCAGCCGAAGTGATTATGTGGAGATTATGCCGATGAATAAGTTTTTTGAATTATTTACCAATAGTGATGGGCGAGCCAGTACTACGGGCTTTATTCAGTTTTTCGGCTTTTTGGTGATGGCGGGGGTGCTGATTTATGCGGTCTATCTTGACCGCTCTACGGTGACGGATTTGTTCTTCTATTTTGCTTGTTTTTGCGGTGGCTCAGCTGCAACTAAAGGGGCGGTGATGGCTTTTCAAGCGAAACAAACCAAGCTAGAAGAACAAATTACCAGTGAAACCTATGTGGAGCCAGAACAAACGGATAGACCAAGGGGGATTTGATGAGTATGCAGATTATTTTAGCGGGACTTGGGATTTTCGCGCTATTGGGTGCGTATGTGATGTTTAAGCTGAAACAGGCACGCCGTGAGATTGAGCAGTTATTAAAAACCAATGAACAATTGCAAATGCAGAAAGCCGTGGTTGAAACTCAAGTAAAACATTTTGAAGTGAGAAAGAAAAATGAAGAAAACACTCGTCACACTAGCCATGATGATGTCATTAACCGCCTGCAGCAATCAGGCGATCTCCGTGATTAATCCAAGTTGTAGTGGATTTGGCATTATCACTGCCAGCAGACAAGATACCACGGAAACCTTGCGACAAATTGCGGTACATAATGCGACTTATCGTGAGATTTGCACTAAAAGTAAGGAGTCAAAATGATTGACGATAAAGTGTTTATTGGGATTGGCACGACCTTGATTATGACATTAGTTGGCTGGGTGTGGAAATCAGTAAACGATAAAGTGGCTGAAAATGAGCATGGGATTAAAGCCTTAGAAAAGCAAATGCAACAGGATTTTCAGAGCAAAGAGCTTGCTGAAGTGAAAGATAAGCACTTTGAAAGCATTTTGAAAGAGGTGCGCGATCAGTTGAAAGAAATCAATCAGAAGTTAGATAAAAAGGTGGATAAATAATGTCAGCAAGAGAGCGAAAACGATTAGAGCAATTGGCAGAAAAACAAGAAATTAATGCCAAATTAGATGAGATTCTCGCGTTAAGCCGACAAGCGAACCATAAAATCGATCGCTTAGACGGTCGAGTGGATGATATTGATACTCGCTTGGCAAAGGTAGAAGAAAGTTTGGCGAAATTAGGTGTGCGTGCTGCGGTTATTGGCGGGTTAAGTGGCTTGGTCGTCTCTGTTGGGTTTGAGCTGATTAAAGCAAAATTCGGGGGTTAAGATGGCACATGATGAAAAAACCAAGGCAGATGTGCGCCGTTATTATGTGTTTGATTGCTTAACGCTTGAATTAGCCGCTGAAAAAGCAGGTGTATCTTACAACACGGCACGCCGCTGGAAACGTGAAGCCGAAGCGCGTGGCGATAATTGGGATAAAGTGCGTGATGCGAACACGATGGCAAGTGGTAAAGTGGAAGATGTGGCGCGCGGCATGCTGACTGCGTTTGTGCTTTATTTTGAAAACACAATGGATGAGATTAAGCGCACGGAAGCATTGCCTGTGAGTGAAAAGGCGAAGTTGATTCAGGGCTTGGGTGATAGCTATTCGAAAATGGTGGCAAGCAGTAAGCGATTATTGCCAGAAGTGTCGGAAATGGCGACGGCAATAAAGACCATCACGATGTTTGGAGATTATATACAAGCCAATAAGCCTGAGTTGATTAATGAGTTTGCGGACTTATTGGAAGGATTTGGAAAAGCCCTAGATAAGGAATTTAAAGCATGAAACTCTTAATTTTTCAGTTGCCATCACTTACAGCCATTATTTGTGCATTTTTGCTGTTGAGCCAAGGTATTAGTGGTTGGGGATGGTTTTTATTTATTGCTTTTTGTCTATCGGCTTCTAGAGTAAGTTATGAAAAATAAAGAATTATTAGCGGAATTAAAAGCCTATTCGGACAGCTTGCGACAAAAGATCGAGGCAAAGTTTGAGGGGTGGGATGATTCTCTTGCTGCCATTAGTGAGCGACGCAAAAAGGTGTTAGATCCTGTTTCGGGCTATGACTTTTTTGTGTCGAATTACTTTCCGCATTATGTGCGTTCTCGCTCTCGTTCGCAGTTGCATAACTATCTTTTTGAGCAGTTGCCACAAGTATTACAACAGCCATCATCAGTGCATTTAGCCATTGCTGCGCCACGTGGTGAAGCTAAATCAACCTTGGTTTCCCAGCTCTTTACACTTTACTGTCTTGTAACACAGAAAAAACGCTATGCGTTGATTGTGATGGACAGTATCGACCAAGCCTATCCAATGTTGGAAGCCATTAAAGTAGAGTTGGAATTTAACCAACGTTTGCGCATTGATTTCCCCGAAATGGCAGGACAAGGGCGCGTGTGGCAAGCGGCAACCATTATCACGAAAGCCAATCAAAAAGTGCAAGTGGCAGGTTCTGGCAAGAAATTGCGTGGTTTACGTCATGGGGCGTATCGTCCTGACTTGGTGGTGCTAGATGATATTGAAAATGACGAACAAGTGCGGAGCCCTGAACAGCGTGACAAATTGCACGATTGGTTGAAGAAAACCGTCCTTCCGTTAGGGGCAGCTGGGGATAAGTTAGATGTGGTGTATATCGGGACTATTCTCCATTACGACAGTGTTTTAAACCGCACTTTATCAAGTAAAGCGTGGAAGACGGCAAAGTTTAAAGCCTTAATTCGTCAGCCTGATGATATGAGCCTGTGGGATAAGTGGGAGGACTTCTACTTAAACGAGGGCGAAGCGGTGGCTGATGCTTTCTATACGCAAAATCAAGCGGCAATGGATAAAGGTGCAGTAGTGAGCTGGGCTGCTCGTCCTATTTTAACCTTGATGAAAATTCGTGCTCGTGATGGGCATGCCACCTTTGATTCGGAATATCAAAATGATCCATTAAGCAGTGATGATGCGATGTTTGCCAATAGTTTGACTTATTGGACGGAATTACCAGCGAATTTGATTTACTTTGGTGCGCTTGACCCATCCTTAGGAAAAGCAGGGGCAAGCCGTGACCCATCCGCCATTTTAGTGGGCGGGTATCATCGAGAAACAGGCAAGTTATATGTTGTGGAAGCGCAAGTGAAAAAACGTTTGCCTGATTTAATTATTGAAGATGTGATCCGTATGCAGAAGCAATACCAGTGTCAGCGTTGGTTTGTTGAAACGGTGCAATTCCAAGAGTTTTTAAAAGATGAATTAGTGAAACGCTCGGCACAACGTGGCATTCCTGTTCCTGCAACGGCGACGAAACCAAATACAGACAAAATGTTGCGTATTGAGAGCCTACAACCTCACATGGTGAATGGCTTAATTTTGTTGCATAGCTCGCAAAGCTACACTGATTTCCCAGTTACGCCATTTTCCGAAAGCGGATCATGATGACGGCCCAGATGCGCTGGAAATGTTGTGGCGTAATGCAGTGGGTAGTTCGGCAGCGATTGAGTGGATTGGGTTGGATCAGTTGGATACGTTTGATGTGGAAGATGAAGACGATGATCTTTATTCGTTTTGGCGAGATTAATTGAAATCGGGGCTTGTACAAAGCAAAAGTAGGCAAACGGTGCATGATGAAAGTGCGGTTGATTTTTTAGGGAGTTTAAATGGGATTTTTAGATAAGGTTAAAGGGCTTTTAAAAGGTAATGAAACAGAGCCAACACAAACCGATGAAGCGGAAGTGACTGCAACGGGGCGTGTATTAGATGATCACCCCTCTGCAAAAATTACGCCTTCAAAATTAAAGCAGATTTTAGAGGATGCCGAAAACGGCGATATTCAGGCACAGCATCAACTTTTCATGGATATTGAAGAGCAAGATAGCAGTATTGCGGCGAATATGATGACGCGTAAGCGTTCAGTTTTAACACTAGATTGGCGTATTGTTGAGCCACGTAATGCGACACCTGCGGAAGAAAAATTGCAAGCAGAGATTGATGAGTTATTTTATCAATATCCCAATCTTGAAGACTTGTTTATGGACTTAATGGATGCCGTGGGACACGGTTTTTCGGCGTTGGAAATTCAATGGGCACAGGTGGATGGCAAATGGGTTCCAAAAGGCTTTAAACCTTGTCCTCAGTCTTGGTTTAAATTGGATAAAGACGATAGTTTATTATTACGCACGCCAGCGAATCAAATGGGCGAGCCTTTACGTCCTTTTGGTTGGGTGGTACATCGCCATAAATCTCGTTCGACACAGTTGGCGCGTGATGGCTTATATCGCACATTGGCATGGCTTCATATGTATAAGCATTATTCTGTGCGTGATTTTGCCGAGTTTTTAGAGCTTTATGGTATGCCGATTCGCATTGGTAAATATGGTGCCGGTGCCACTAATGCGGAGAAACGCACATTACTTGCGTGCGTTGGCTGAAATTGGGCATAACGCGGCAGGCATTATGCCTGAATCTATGCAGATTGAACTACATAACGTCGCTAATGCGGGTGCATGCATCGGGTAATAATCCATTTTTACAGATGGTTGATTGGTGCGAGAAATCTATTGCTCGGTTGATTTTGGGGCAAACCTTAACATCGGGGGCGGATGGTAAAAGCTCCACCAATGCGCTAGGTAATGTGCATAATGAAGTGCGTCGTGATTTGATGATTAGCTGATGCGAAACAGATTGCGCAAACCATCACTCAACAAATCATTTTGCCGTATTTGCAAATTAATGTTGATCCGAATATTGCGCCACATCGTATCCCTTATTTTGAGTTTGATACAAAAGAATATGAAGATTTATCGGTATTTGCAGATGCTATCCCTAAACTTACCGGCATTGGGGTGCAGATTTCTGAAAGCTGGGTGCGGGATAAATTAGGGATTCCTGAACCGCAGGAAGGTGAGTTGATTTTAAGTACACCGCAAGGCGAGAAAACAGAGGAAAAAACAACCGCACTTTCTGCCGTGTTGAATCACGGCAAAGGTTGTACTTGCGGTTGTCGTGCTGTTGCGTTGTCGGCTCAAAATGGTAAAAAGGACGAACAAGCTGAACTGGACGGTTTGATTGATGATGCACTGGCAAATGCGGATTTTAATCAACAGCTTGATCCTATGATGAAACAAATTGTAGGCGTGGTCATGGCAAGTGAAAGTTATGACGAAGCACAGGAAAAACTGATCGCACTTTATCCTGATTTAACCAGTGAAAGCCATCAAGCCTATTTGGCAAGTGCGGTATTTTTAGCTGATTTATTAGGAGCTGCCAATGCCGAGCGCACCTAAGTTTGCCATTGGCGTAGAACCTAAACAAGCCATTGAGTTTTTGCGCCAAAAGAAAATGCTTGCCAGTAAGGTGTTAGCAAAAGAAATGCACGATAGCGCATTGGCACGTGCCACGACGATTGCGCACCTAACTAGCCTTGATATGACAAAGGATATTTACCAATCTTTAGAAACGGCTATGCGTGAGGGCAAAGGCTTTCACGTTTGGAAAAAAGAACTGGTGAGTGAATTTGAACGCAAAGGCTGGATTTTTGGAAAAGATCCGTCTATCCGTGGTATTGATGGGCATTTACTGGCAGATCCGAAAACGGGGGAATATTTTGGCACGCCGCGTCGGTTAAATACGATTTATCGTGTCAATATGCAGTCCGCTTATTCGGCTGCACGTTATCAACGCTTACGTGACAATGTGGATAATCGCCCTTATTGGCAATATTCCGCCGTGGGTGATGCGCGTACTCGTCCTGCCCATTTAGCATTGAGCGGTAAGGTGTATCGTTATGATGATCCGTTTTGGGCGACATTCTACCCGCCCAATGGGTTTAATTGTCGCTGTACGGTAATTGCGTTAGGCGAAAGAGATTTGAAACGCCGTGGGATTGATAAGCCTGACGATAGCTCGGAATTTTTGGTGGAAGTAGAACGCCCAGCGGATAAGCAAGGTAATCGTGAAAAGACGGTAGGGTTTAAATTGCCTGATGGCACAGTTCGTGTGACAGATAAAGGCTTTGATTACAATGTGGGGCGATTAAACTACAAGCCTAATTTGGATCTTTATCCTGAAAAACTGGCGCATGCGTTTGCGAAGGTTGAGATGAAAGGTGGGGAGTTTAAGCACGATTTTGAATTGTTGGCAAAGCGTATGGCGGAGATGAAACAAACGCTCAGCCTAGATGGAAAAAAACTCACTGCTGATCAAATGTTACAGGTGCGAGATAGTCTTACCAAAAATTTTAAATTTGCGGCAGGTGTCTTGAGTGCGGAAAGTAAGGATTTATTGAAAAGCAAAACTGGCACAGTGTGGCTTTCTGATGATACTTTAATTAAACAGTTTAATAGCCGTGATGGGCAAGATTTTGGACTGGAAAGCTATGCACTTTTCCCTGATTTATTTAATCAGCCTGATATTGTTCTACAAGATAATGATCGTTTTTATTTTATCAAAAACTTTGAGAAACAGCGTATTTTAGGTGTAATAAAGCACTTATCTAAATTTAATGAAATTTTTGTGCTTTCGGCAAGGGAGATTAATATCAAGGAAGTAGAAAAAATGAAAGGTAAATTGGCAGTTATCAAGTAAGGCTCCCGATCACTTACACACGCTCTCGGACACCTGAGCAGGACGAGCCACCTCAAGTAGGCTGCGGCAGGGAGATTATCACCGCTTTTTTAATAACTGCCTTGCATGAATATACCCCCTTAAATTTTAAAAATCAACGATTATGATAGACATTGAAATCAATAACGCACAAGAAATTGCATCGGCACTAGAACGCCTTGCACAAGCCACCGCTCATCGAGCTCCGTTAATGCGAAGTATTGCGGGGACAATGGAATCAGCTGTGCTGCAAAATTTTGATGTTGGGGGGGCGTCCTAAATGGCTGGGGCTGAAATATCGTCAAGGTACGCCTTTGGTGGATACTGAAAACCTGATGGCGAGCATTACTTCTGAATATAGGTCGTATCCAACTTTTACCTTATGGCAAATTTCGCGCTACAGACGGCAGACCAACCGATGTGGAGGCATGGTATGTAACAGATACAAATGGCGCGGATGTGGTGGCGTTGGCAAATAATCAACGCAATCCCCTTCCTATTGATTATGAACACCAAATTATTCACTCCCTAAAAAACGGCAAAGAAGCACCGAGTGCGGGCTGGATGGAATATTTCTATTTTACCCCACAAGGGATTTTTGCTGATGTGCGCTGGACGGATAAAGCCGCGGACTATATCAAAAATGGCGAATATCGTTATATCTCGGCTGTGTTTGCTTACGACACAGACGGCTATGTTCGCAAGATCTTTCATGCCGCATTAACCAATACGCCTGCTTTAGATGGCATGGATGAAGCAATGGTGGCAGCCAGCGTGAATTTATTACAAGAGGACAATCCAATGGATAAAAAATTATTGGCAGCATTATGCTCACTGTTTGTTTTAAAAGCAGATGCAAGTGAGGCTGACATTACGGAGAAAGTGACCGCACTTTCGGCAGCTAAAGGCGATAGCCCTGTGGACGTGTTAGATGTTTACGCAAAATTAGCTGAAAAAGAACAATCAGTAGCAGCATTATCCACACAAGTGGGCAACCCTGATCCTGCTAAATTTGTGCCAGTCGAACAGGTAGCCGCATTACAGGCTGATTTTAATGCGCTTAAAACATCTGTAGAAGCGGACAAGAAAGCGGCATTAATCACAGCGGCATTATCGCAAGGCAAACTGGCTCCAGCATTAAAAGATTGGGCGCAAAGTTTAAGCATTGAAGCCTTAACCGGTTATTTGGATAAAGCGACACCGATTGCGGCGTTAGCGGGCGGTCATCAAGCGAACGAAGACCCAGATAAAGGTAATGTTGCGGCGTTAACCGCAGAACAACAAGCCGCAGCCAAAATGCTTGGCATGAACGATGCGGATTACATTAAAAAATATCAGTCTCAGGAGGCTAAATAATGTCAATTAATAAAGCACAGGTGTTAAACCACATCACCGAAGCCTTTCGTAAAGAATTTATCAAAGGTTTAGAAAACCACCCTACCCAGTGGGCTAAAATCGCCATGGAAATTTCGTCCACAACGAAAACTAATACTTACGGCTTTTTAGGTACATTCCCGAAAATGCGCGAATGGGTTGGTCAACGTCAAATCCAAAGTATGCAAGCCCAAGGCACAAGCATTACTAACAAAAAATTTGAATCAACCGTCGGCATTCCGCGCGAAGACATTGAAGATGATCAGGTTGGTCTATATACGCCAATGATGCAATTAGCGGGTCAATCTGCCGCCGAATTACCTGATGATGAAGTATTCAGCTTGTTGAAAAAAGGTAAATCTACGCTGTGTTATGACGGTCAGAACTTCTTCGACACAGATCACCCGGTGTTTGAGAAAGTGGACGGCACAGGCAACAGTAACACTCAAGTGAACTTAACAGTGGGGACAGATAACGATGCGCCAACGTTCTACATCGTGGACGCCCGTTTGCCGATTAAACCGTTAATCTGGCAAAAACGCACCGCACCGGAAATTGAGCCGAAGTTTGACCCGGCAAAATCCGAACACGTCTTCATGGAAGATGAATACTTATGGGGTGTGCGTGCCCGTGGTGCGGCTGGTTTCGGTTTTTGGCAACTTATCCACCGCGTGGAAAAAACCAACTTAACAAAAGAAAACGTTCAAAAAGTCATCCAAACCATGAAAGGCTTGAAAGGTGACGGTGGAAAAGCATTAAACATTCAGCCGAATTTAATTTTGGTTCCGACCAACCTTGAGTATGCGGCAAAAGAATTGTTTAAAACTAAACAAATCAACGGCACAACTAACATCCTTGAAAGTGAATTGGATGTGCTCGCCTCTCCATTCATTAACGAATAACCAATCAGGGCGGGAAACCGCCCTAGGAGTTAATTATGGCTAAGAAAAACCAAAAAGACGATGTAACGCAAGACGTGCAAACAGCACCAGATGAACAGGCGCAACCCCAAGTCGAAACCAGTGCGGATAACGCTGAAAGTGCGGTAGAAAAATACGATGAATCGGATGATAAAGAAGGGCAAGTGATTGTGCCTATCGGTTATTCGGTGAAATTGCGTGAAATCCACCCGCAGGCAACCTATGGTCGCTGTGGTTATCGTTTTAACAAAGAAAGTGCGGTGGAAATTCCAGTTGAAAACTTGACGAGTGAGCAAGTCATTATGCTTGCTGAAGATCCCTGGTTAGAACTTATTCCCATCTGCGAAAAATAAGGATGAGTGATGCATTACGCCAGTGCAGAAGATTTTGTGTTACGCGTGGGGGAAGTGCAAGCTATTGAACTGACCGACCGTGATTTGACTGGGCAAGTTAATGACAATTTGCTTGATGTCGCATTGTCTGACAGCTCAAGCCAAATTGATGGTTATTTGGCAGCACGTTATCCCCTCCCTCTTGTGAGTGTGCCGCAAAACTTAGTGCGACTTTGTTGTGATTTGGCACGTTATCGTTTAGCGAGTATGTCTCATGTGACGATTACAGAAGAAATTATTACCCGCTATAAATTAAGTTTAAAAGAACTTGAGGATATCAGTATGGGTAAGATTTCGCTTGGGTTGCCGCCTACAGAGAATAATGATGCCAACGAACACGACAATGGCGTGATTTTTACTAATCCGAAAAACAGGATTTTTGCGCGTGATCACTCAAATTGAAAATGCGCTTGTAGAACGTCTACAGCGTGGCTTAGGGCGTTTAGTCAATACCGTTAAAAGCTACGGTGGTGAGCTCGATGATGAAAGTCTTGGGACATCACGTTTGCCGATGTGTTTAGTCACTTTTGGGGGCGCACGTATCGAACGTATGGGCACCAATTTGAAACGAAATCAATCTACATGTCTTTTTTGTAAAAGGCATTAA